CTGCCCTAAATTTTCCATGACCGCTTCCGTAATAGCGAATCATAGTTTAGGTAATTTCTTCTAGCTAGGCTTATGCTTGGTTAGGGGAGTATTACCTAAAGTAAGCCAATCACTTAAACCGTTTAGCGATACAGGAGTAATAACATGGCAGTAGATAACCCAAGGGGCGGTACTTGCACAGAGACTTTGCACTCAGTAAAGACCTTAAATAAGGCACAAGAATGGTGCGTAAATTGTGAGGATTCTGACCTACCAGTTAAGATTTATCAGCAAAGTGCTGGTGGCAGATTAAGGGTGCGAATCTTCAATAAGGATGATAAGCTGATTAGTTCAGTAGGTTAAACAAGCTGGAGCAATATAATAATGATGAGTCTTAGACCACACCAAGAACAAGCCATACAAATGCTACGAGCGTCACTACGCAAGGGCAACAAGCGCCCAATCCTAGCAGCACCATGTAGCTTTGGTAAGACGATAACAGCAGCATACTTACTACAGGCAGCAGCAGCTAAGGGTAAGCGCAGCATCTTTATCTGCGACAGGATTAAACTAATCCAACAAAGCCTTGAAGCATTTAGTAAAGCTGGTATGAACTTTGGTGTCATCCAAGGTAATCACGAGCTAACCAACTACGCAGCACCCATTCAAATAGCCAGTACGCAGACACTAGCCAGACGTAAGCGCATACCTGAATTTGACCTAGCCATAGTCGATGAGTGCCATACGCACTACGCTAGCCTAACTAAGATCATGTCTGCCTATAACAACGTACCGTTTATTGGCCTAAGTGCCACACCCTATTCTAAGGGGCTAGGCGAGCATTACGATGATCTTATAGTTCCTATAACGCCTCGTGAGCTGCTAGCGCAGAACTACTTATGCCCAGTAGACTACTACGGTGGGCGCAGTGTTGCCTTAAAGGGTGTTAAGACTAAAGCGCTATCTACTGGTGGATCTGACTACGACCCAAAAAGCCTAGCTTCTGCCACAGAAGACGATAAGGGTTTAGTGGGTGACATAGTAAAGAACTGGATTGAGCATGGTGAGAACGGGCAGACAATCGCCTTTACGCCTAGTATCAAACACAGCAAGCACTTGGTAGAGGTGTTTAACGCAGCAGGTATATCAGCAGAACATATAGACGGCTATATGGACGCAGACGAGCGAGACATTATCTACAAGGCCCATACTAAGGGTGAGTTTAAAGTGCTGTCGTGTAGTCGCCTACTTAACACTGGTTACGATGAGCCTACGGTATCCTGCCTGATAGATTGTTTTCCAACTAAGTCACTCATTGCATTTGTTCAACGTGCTGGTCGTATCATGCGTACAGCAGAGGGTAAGACTAAAGCTATCTACCTAGACCATGCTGGTAACGTAGCGCGTCATGGATTTGCTGAAGATGTTATCCCAGATGTACTAGATGACGGTACGCAGAAGTTCAACGAGAAGAAGCTAACCAAGAAGAAGAAGGAAGCGAAGGTTAAAGAATGCCCACAGTGTACACAGCAGATGGTTGGTCTGCGATGCAAGTGCGGTTACGAGATACCGCTAAGGGAACAGCTAGAGTCTACAGATGAGATTCTAACCAAGCTAACTCCTGAACAAAGAAACAGAAAACACACAAAAGAAGACAAAAGTGTATTCTATTCTGAGCTATTGTTATACACTCGTGGGAAGGGCTATAAGGATAGCTGGGCTAGCCACACTTACAGAAATCGCTATGGATGCTGGCCCAACTTTATTACGCCTCGCATGGTTAATGGCATAAGCGATGAAACTAGAAAATATATAACAAGTACCCAGATAAGGTACAGCAAAAGGAGTAAAGCAGCATGAGCGTAGAAGCGATATTAATGATGCTAGAGGGCGTTAAGTCTAACGGGGCTAATAAGTGGATGGCACTCTGCCCAGTACATGGTGACAAATCGCCTAGCATGGGCATTAAGGAATGTGACGATGGCACTGTACTAATGAACTGCTTTGCCTGTGGAGCTAATGGGGTGGAGATAGCAGAAGCTGCTGGGGTTAGCTCAAGCGAGTTATTCCCACCTGACTCAAGCCGTCCTACTGGGCCTAGCCGTGAGCAGAGAGCTACCATTGAGACAGACAAGGTCATCATGCTGATCTATGAGGCTGATAAGCGTGGAGGCAGGGATCAGACGCTGGCTGATTATCGTAGGTACAGGTTAGCTACAGAGCGCCATGCTGCGATGACTAATAAATAATTCGTAAATAGTTAACAGAAGTGTTGTCATCATGTACAGAAGTGTGTATACTATTTGTAAGTTAAGTAAATAAACAAATAAAGGTGAATAGCATGAAAACATACGAACTTATCAAGGCACAAACATTTGGAAGTGGTCGTGAAGGGTTTCTTAAATACATTGTAGAGCCTGACCCTAAGAGAGAAGGTTTGTATAAGTCTAGCGTTATTCAGATTGTAGGCGGTGAAAGCAATAAATTTTCTCACCTTTACGGCAAATGCAACCAAAGCGAAATACAAAAGCTAATCGCTATATCAACCGAAGTATAAAAATAAGGGGCTTCGGCCCCATAGGAGCAACTATGAACCCTTCACAATTAAAGCACGTAGAAATCGATGGCGTTGAATGGCGTGATTATCCAGACTTTGTAGACGCTTACATTGTGTACGCTGAGGATGGTAATGGGAATGCATTGTCAGAAGATCAGTTAAATAAGATAGCAGAAGATCACCCAGACTTTGTACAGGAGATGGCCCATGAGCAAATCCCTTTCTAACATTTTAGTGAGTTGTCTTGGATCTGTAATTGGCATAGTATGTTGGTTATGGTTTATTGATGGGATACTTGGATGATTAACGAACATTACCGCAGGACATTATACTCATCAGAGGAAGCTAAAGAGGTTCTACGCAGGAACGATGAGATGATGGATGCCAAGGCTAGGAAGATAACAGAAGCCCGTACTGGGGTAGATGATATCAAGACAGCTAAGGCATTGGGTATGACGCTGGAAGAGTATCTGGAGATGATAGGGTAACGCACCTTATAGGGCGCATTGTATACTAGAGGTTACATTAAAAAGCCTTACGGGGATGTACAAACTACCTTACATGACGCAGAAAAGTGTCAGAGTTGTACAGTTATATGTACAAGTGATATTACATACATAGATCACTAAAGCGCACTAAAATGCGTGTATTGCACACTAAGTAGCGCGTTAAAGTGTAGCTCAAGGCTTACATTGTACACTATGAGGTGCAGAAGTTTAGGCAGTGAACCCTCTATTGGGCAAACTATAGAGTTGGGTAGCGACCTACCGCATTCGTAATATGTACGGACACTGCTAATAAGGGTGGTACATGGGCTTTAGCGAGCTTCGCCCCGATGCCCCGTTGAGGAGGTTAGGCCAGACCTAAGAAAGATCGACATGCCCAGCCCGTATGGGGGGAAGACACTACGGAAAGACGTGTAGGCATGTGGTAAGCCGTTATGAGAGGGTGTGATGGACACCTTGAAAGCCCACCTAGTTAACGCTAGAACCCATCAACTATTAAGTGGAGAGAGTAATGAGCAATCAATGTGACGGATGTATCAGGGGGATCCCTGTAGTTAATGGGGTACACCGAGACGCACAGTACTTTGGTATGGTGTGTAGTAAGGAGAGGTATAATGAGAAACCTAAGATGAGTAGATTACTACGCAATGCCATACAGACCCCTGATGGAACCATACTGGAGTCAAGAACACGACACGACTATAAGGAATATGAGGACGCTAATGGGTGTGTATACATCGTTGATGGTGGATTAGACTATTCAAGGCGCATGGTTAACAAGGATGCACCAGCTACTGAACTAAGCATAAGTGAAGATGTACTGCATAGTGTTGCAAGGGAGTTTGTAACGTGGGGAACCTATGGTAAACAGCAAGATCAACCTCTGTCTTACATAGCTATTATGGATATGGAGACTGAACATCTTGAGGCTGTACTGGACACCCAAAAGAATATGTACCCACAGGTAAGGGATCTTATGAAGGCTGAACTAGAGTATAGAGGTTTGGCTAATAGTGTAATCAGTTACGGTGGCAAGTAAAGGTGGTATAATAAACCATTAAGTTACAGTCCACCCCTAAAGCGGAGACGATCATGGCAAGACCTACGAAGTATACCCCCGAACTATTAGCAAAGGCTAATACATATCTATCTACCTATACTCGGTTAATACCAAGCCACCAAGATTTATGTATCCACCTAGACATATCTGACGCTACACTATACAGGTGGGCAGAAGAGAAGGCTGAGTTTAAAGACATATTAGCTAAAGTTAAGCAGATGCAGTTCGTAGTAGCTATGGATGGAGGGCTAGGAGGCGAGATGAACGCTAACCTAGTGAAGCTATTAATGGGTAAGCATGGCCTGTCAGAGAAGTCAGTAGTAGACCAGACCAGCAGTGATGGATCTATGTCTGCACCTACCGTTATACAGTTAGTGGCTAAAGAATTTGGTGAGCTATGAGTGAGTGGATTAGCGTTAAAGATAGCCTACCTAGTAATGGTCAAGAGGTTTTGATCTATGACTATTCAAGTGTATTCTGGGGCTTGTTTGCTAAGGGTGAATTTTGGGAAGCGGATAGTGGAAGCATGGTTAGTGACACTCCATCATACTGGATGCCTACTCCAGCACTTCCAGAATGACTTCAGTAGACATAGAGCTACCACCTAAGCTAGTACCGATCTTTGAAGGTGAAGCAAGATACCGAGCAGCCTATGGCGGTAGAGGAGGAGCCAAGTCTCGTGCCTTTGCCATGATGACTGCTGTATGGGGTTACAAGTTCGGTAAGAGCGGACGCACAGGTCAGATACTATGCTTACGCCAGTACATGAACAGCCTAAGTGAAAGCTCATTCGCAGAGATTAAAAGCGCCATCCAAGCAGTGCCATTCCTTAACGACTACTACGATTGTGGCGACCATTACATACGCAGTAAAGACGGACGAATCAACTACAGCTTTGCAGGCTTAACACGCAACATAGACAGTATTAAGTCAAAGGCCCGTATCATACTGGCATTCATTGATGAGGCTGAGACTGTAAGCGAAGAAGCCTATATGAAGCTGCTACCGTCTATACGTGAAGAGAATTCAGAGTGCTGGGTAATATGGAATCCGCAGTCTAAAGACTCAGCTACTCACAAGCGGTTCAGAGAAAACACACCAGAGTCATGCAAGATTACTTCAATCAACTGGCAAGACAATCCGTGGATGCCAGAGGTTCTGACTAACCAGCGTAAAGAAGACCTAAACCTACGACCAGACACTTACGGTCATGTATGGAACGGTGACTTCTTAGAGTTTCCAGAGGGAGCATTCTGGCTAAGGGAGATTAACAAGGCTCAGGCTGATGGCAGGATAAGCAAGCTACCAGTAGTAGAGGCTCATCCATGTATGACGTTCTGGGATATTGGAGCTTCAGACGGCTGCGCTATCTGGGTGGTGCAGCAAGTCGGGCTAGAGTTTAGGTGTATAGACTTCTACGAAGCGTGGGGTGAATCATACTCACACGCTGTGAAGTGGATCAAGAGCCTAGACTTAGTGTTTGAAGATATGTACCTCCCACACGATGCCGACCATAAGCGCCAAGGGCAGGTAGCAAACAAGTCACCTAAGCAGATGCTAAAGGAACTAATGCCATCGTCTAACTGGCGTATAGTTCCACGCATACAGGACATTTTGTGGGGCATACAACAAACGAGTGACGTTTTTCCGTATTTGTACATTGACGAGGTTAAGTGCGCTAAGGGCTTAGATCACCTCAAGGCGTACAGGCGTAAATGGTCAAACAGTGAGCAGAGATGGTCGCACATTCCAGATAAGAGTGAAGGCCACTCAGAGGCCGCTGACGCGCTTCGGCAGTTAGCACAGGCATTCGCTGCTGGTGACTTAGGACGTAGCAAGAGCAAGCATAGAGGGGCGCTTAAACGTGGGCTTAAAGGTGTTGCATAATCGTGGTATAATCTGAGCATATTTATTATAGGGTTTGGTTATGGGTTTATTTAGTGAGGGTGTTGGATTGCTTGCACCAACCATTAAGTCAGGCGTAAAGGCTGGTTCTGGCCTTATAGATGAAGCTACTGATTACGTTAAAGATTTAATGTTCTTGCATGGAACAACGCCAGAAAAGTTGAATCTGTATGATGAGATTGGCGGCCTACCCATGCCATCTATGGCTGTTACTCAGAAGGATATCCCGTTTAACTGGGGTGATATTGACTTAGTTGGAAAGCCTGATAACTTCGACCCTAGATTAAATAGCCTAAATGACCTATTTAGTGCTGATGCTTATACTATAAGAGGCAAAGAGCCTTTTAAGATACCAAACAAGAACGCTTGGAAGTTGTTTGATGACGATTTTCACGGATCTGAAGGAGCTTCTATGGCTCCTTACTTGATCCATAAATTAGAGAATAGCGCCACTAAAGCTAAATCTGGCCCAGAAGCCTACCGCATAATGAATGAGTTTTTTCATCATCGTGGTGGTGGTGGGTATGCTAAATTTGCTAATGAGAATAGCATAGAGATACCAACTAATAGTATGGGATCACCGTCAGTTTTAAAACTGAAGCATATAATTACAGAGAATCATGGGGAGGCTTACAATAAGTGGGCTTCAGATAAGATAGATTCATACTTCCAGCCAGAGTGGTTCTATAAGGACAATAGTAACAAGACTAAATTGTATGACGCTGACGCTATGTCTAAGTTAATGAAGAAGGAGCGAGGCAAGGGAACGGAAGGTATAACATCTGGCGAAGGTTATGAGAGAGCTATGGAGGCCACTAAGTTTAAATCTCTTGATGATGCGCGTAGCAATAAAGGTCTTTTAATGCCTGCTGAAAAAGCGAAGCAAATGTTTTCTGAAATGGACTACCAAGACGGACTACCACCAACAAGTTACTTTGAGTCTAAGCCAGCGCGTACAGTTGGCCTTGATGAGTTTGCTGGGGCAATTGTTCCAGACTTTATAGATGAAAGATCGTTAAGAACATTACAGAATCGTGGACTACAGGTTGAAACTTATAAGGATGCTGCTAGTCGTTTAGCCGCAAGAGATAAGTTTAAGTCTGAGATGTTTACAAACCCAATCGCTACAGCAGCAGCAGGCGCGGGCGGTATATTAGCTATGTCTGCTAGTGATGATAGTGAGGCTGGTGTGGTAAGCTCAGGAAAGAAAGCTGTTAGCGGCCTGCTAGATATGTCTACGCCTGCAAGAATGCAACGTGCAGATGATATGGGCTTTGATAGAGATATTTACCATAAAACTTGGTCTGATACATTTGATGAGACTGGTTTTGAATCGTTTGACCCTAAAAAGATGCAAACCTCGGATTATGGTTATGCTGGTAAAGGGATATATTCAACACCTGAGCCTTTAGGTGGCACAACCTATGGCAATATAACAATGCCGTTAAAGACAAATATTAAAAACCCTTACGTTATGACTGCTGATAACTTTCAGGATGAGATTACTCCTTATCAGTGGATACCAAAAAATGAAGATAAATACGGTAGCCTAAGCGCCTCATCCGATGCATGGACTAAGATGATGCAAGATAAGGGTTACGATGGTTTTGTTGATGGCGCAAGCAAGAATGGTGAAGTTGTAGTATTTAGCCCATCTAATATCCGATCTAAGTTCGCCAAGTTCGACCCAGCAAAAGCATCATCATCTAACCTGCTAGCCTCTAATCCAGCAGCTACATTAGGCGCAGGCATATTAGGGAACACCATAGGCCAAGAGTCTAGTGGATTGCTCGCGCTACAACAGGGCCGTGATGCTTTGTTAACGCCACAAGAGTCGCAGTATCTTAGAAACCACGCAGCATTACAAGAAACGTTAGGCACTAAAGACAACGAGAAGTTCAAGTATGGTAATCTGCTACCTATGAAAATAGACAGGGAGTCAGGCGACTATAGTCTAGCGATGACAGGTTTACTACGGGACATTATAGAAGCTGGGTATGATGTTGGTCAGTCTAGGAAGACGGGTATACAAAACCCTCAATCTATCTGGGATATTATATTGTAAGCATAGACTGCTGTATCTGATATAATGAGCGAAACTATAGGTAATTAAATGGCTATTTCAACATACGCAGAGCTGCAAAGTTCAATCGCAAACTTCTTAAACCGCGATGACCTGACAGCTACAATCCCAGACTTCATTGCCTTGGCAGAGTCGTCTATCAGCAACGAGGTACGTCATTGGCGTATGGAGACACGCTCTGAAACTACGGTTGATAGCCAGTTTACTGGGATACCTAGCGATTGGTTGGCTACTATTAGGTTTCATTTGGAGACTGATGGTACGACTGACCTACGGTATCTATCACGCGCTGAAATACAGACAATGAGAGCTAATAGGGATGACTCTACTGGTATCCCACGCTTCTATGGTCATAGCGCAGGTCAGTTCGAGGTAATGCCTACTCCAGACGGTTCGTATAGTTCTATACTGAACTATTATGCTAAAATACCTGCATTGACAGATAGTGCTACGACTAACTGGCTGTTAACGCATTACCCAGACGTTTATTTGTACGGTGCTTTGCTACATTCAGCACCTTACTTGAAAGAAGATCAACGCGCCCAAACATGGGCTGCTTTATACACATCGGCTGTAGAGCGTGTTAATGACGCAAGCAGTAAATCAACAGCGTCAGGCTCAGGTCTACGCTTAAATATTAGGGCTTATTAACATGGCATTTACTACATTCCTGCAAAATGAACTACTAGATCATGCCTTTCGCAATACGGCTTACACGGCCCCTGCGACTGTCTACATCGGTCTTTACACAACAGCTACTGGCGTTGGTGGTACGGGTACAGAGGTCTCAGGCGGCTCATATGCTCGTCAGGCTATGGCTTTTGATGCTTCTGCATCTGGCGCTATCGATAATACATCTGCTGTAGAGTTCCCAACCGCTTCTGCTAGCTGGGGTACGATTACCCATACGGCTGTATTAGACGCTTCTACATCAGGCAATATGCTCGCTCAGTCTGCCCTAACAGCTAGTAAAGCTATCGGTGACGGTGACGTGTTCCGATTCCAAGCTGGTGAGTTCGATATAACCCTTACATAGCCATGAACGGTTATGGTGCAGCTAACTTTGGCGTTAACATCTATGGGCAAGCTGCCTATGTAGACGCTATTGCAGCGATTAGTGCTGCATCTGCGTTAACGGCTGATGGTCAGATATTGCAAGATGGTGCTGCTGTTATACAAGCTACATCTTCTGCTACTGCGTCAGGTCAGATAGTATTTCAAACTGCTGCTACTATAGCGGCTGTTTCTACGCTCACGGCTAATGGTCAGAAGGTAGGTCATGCAAGTGCGGTAGTTAATGCCGTAAGTACGGTAACGGCTGATGGTGTACTTGTAAGGCAAGGTGCTGCTGTTATTGACGCAGTATCTACCACAACGGCTACGGGTGCTTATGTAGTATCTGCAAGTGCTGATATTGATGCTATATCCAGCGCTGTAGCTAACGGTACGGCTATTATGGCTGGCTCATCGATCATTACCGCTGTATCTGGAATGACAGCGACAGGACGACATAAGTACGAACCTATACCAGTAGACCCTGCTGTATGGGACGGATTACCAGTTAATAGTGCAGTCTGGGGAGCGTTACCTACTGATAGCGCGACTTGGACTAATTTATAGTATAATGCAAACAGATTAACGAATAGGATAGAGCAATGGCAGACACAACTACAACTAACTATGGTTTAACTAAACCAGAAGTAGGCGCATCAGAGGATACGTGGGGAACTAAAGTCAATACAGATATGGACTTGATCGACACGCAGATGAAGTCTTCCGCTGATTTATCTGCTGCTGCGCTGCCTAAATCTGGTGGCACTATGACAGGTAACATTGCTACTGCTGGTATTAGTGCAGTCACAGCAGGAACCAGTAACTTTGTAGCTGGCGCTAACGCTGGAGACTCTATTGTGTCAGGAGGTAACTACAACGTCCTAGTTGGTGACAATGCTGGTACTGCTGTTAGTACAGGCGATAACAACGTAGGCGTGGGTAACTACGCTTTATTTGACAGCACCACAGCCAGCGACAATACCGCCATAGGCACAAGTGCGTTGCAGGAAAATATTTCAGGTATTAATAATACAGCAGCAGGTAAATCTGCCCTGTACAACGTCCTTGGCGATAACAACACTGCCATAGGCCATAGTGCAGGCGACAACATCACTTCTGGTGATAACAACATCATCATAGGTGCTGGTATCGATGCTGCTTCGGCTACTGCTGATAACCAACTGAATATCGGTGGATGGATTACAGGCACAGCAGGTGCTATTACTATCCCATCTACTCTCAGCACTACAGGGCTTATCTCTGCAACAGCAGGCACATCAAACTTCGTAGCAGGTGTTAACGCAGGTAACTCTATTGTATCTGGTGGTAACTATAATGTCTTGGTGGGGGATAATGCTGGTACTGCTATTACCACAGGTGACTCCAACGTAGCTATTGGACATGCAGCTCTAGAAGCTAACACCACAGGAATTAGCAACACTGCCACTGGTTTCTTGGCTTTAGTATCAAACACAACAGGAGGCAATAATACAGCTAGTGGGTCTGGTTCCATGTATAGCAACACTACGGGAAGTAACAACACTGCTAGTGGTACTAGCTCTTTATTGCTTAACACCACAGCTTCCAACAACACAGCAAGTGGTTATGGGGCTTTGAGGAATAACACCACAGGCGCAAGTAACACTGCTGTTGGTAAAGAAGCTTTATACACAAACACCACAGGCGCATCTAATACTGCTGTTGGTGTGGACGCTTTAGTATTTAACACCACAGGCTCATACAACACTTCACTTGGCCAGAGTTCTATGCTGTATAACACCACAGGCTCCAACAACACAGCTAGTGGTTATGAGGCATTGAATAGTAATACTACTGGGCATAGTGGTGTAGCCGTTGGTAAAGGTTCTTTGTCAGCTAACACTACAGGTGCTGCTAACACAGCCGTTGGTACAAGTGCTTTGATAACTAACACAACAGGCGCTGAGAATACTGCAATAGGTAATGCTTCTCTTTATTACAATTCCACAGGAATCAACAACGTAGCGGTTGGTGCAGCTTCTTTATATACCAATACCACAGGAGGCAACAACACTGCCAGCGGATATGCTGCTTTATACGCCAACACCACAGGCTACAATAACACCGCCTCTGGTTATCAGGCTTTATTCTCTAATACTACAGGCTCACGCAATGGGGCTTTTGGTTATCTATCTCTATATACCAATACTACAGGCACTCAAAATGTTTCTGTTGGCCCTTACTCTTTATATTACAACACCACAGGCTCCTATAATAGCGCTACTGGTGACCAAGCACTCTACTACAACTCAACAGGATCTTACAATACTGCTGTAGGACGGTCAGCTTTACAGAACAACACCACAGCTAGTAATAATACTGCTATCGGTAGATCTGCTTTAGAGGATAACGCCACAGGAGCCAACAACACAGCTAGTGGATTTGAGGCATTGAAAGCTAATACTACAGGTTGGAACAACACTGCCTCTGGTGTAAATGCTTTACAGTTTAACACCACAGGCTCAAACAACACTGCTAGTGGCTATGAGGCTTTGAAAGCTAATACTACGGGGGATGTTAACACTGCTTTTGGTAGATTATCTTTAACGTCTAACACCACAGGGGGCTATAATACTTCATTAGGTACTGATGCTTTAAGTGCTTCTACTACAGGAAATAATAATGTAGCAATTGGTTACTCAGCAGGTAAGAATACTGTAGCTAACACGACAGGGGGCCAGAATATATTTATTGGAGCTTATTGTCGCGGCACTTCAGCAAGTGGTTCTTATTCCTCTGGAATTGGTTATAACCTTGCTGCGGAAGCAGGCTACACGACAATAGGTAAAAACAGTGATGACATACGTGCACAACATGGCGTAGCAACTTGGGCAACTGTATCCGATGAACGCTACAAGAAGGACATTACAGATGCTACAGCAGGACTAGCATTTGTTAATGCTCTACAGCCACGCACTTGGAACTACAAGACCAAAGGTGAGCTACCTACTACATTCAACGCTTATGAAGAAGGTTCAACCGAAGTATTCAAGAATACCCAAACCAATCACGGCTTTATAGCCCAAGAAGTTAAGGCTGCAATTGATGCTGATTCAGGTATTAAAGATGGCTTTAAGATGTGGGATGACCGTGAAGATGGTTCACAAGAAGTAGCAGAAGCAGCACTTATTCCAGTATTAGTAAAAGCAATCCAAGAGCTAACCGCTCGTTTAGAAATCCTAGAAGGATAATATTATGTCACAAGAAGAAATCGAAGTAACCGCAGAAGAAATCGCAGCACACTACTCAGCTTGTGGTGACTCGGTAGCACTAATCAACGCAGGCGCACCAGAAGGTATGGAATCTGATGATTGGACTGATACCCTAGCACGTAACAAGGAACACTTGACTCTGATGTTAGCTAAGGACTATTGGACTACCGAAGATCTATCTGCAATTACAGCCGCTGCTGCATAATGTAAGTTAATAACTCGCGGTTAGTAGCCGCGTTTCTGCCAGAATAGGAAATAGTATGGACGCTGATTTAAGGTTTGATAGGTTGGAAGCTAAATTAGATAAGCTGGCAGATGCTATGGTTAAGCTAGTGGCAATAGATACTAAGATTGACGGTTTATTGAACCACAACAACACCCAAGACAGTCGTCTGAATAAGCACAGCGAAGAGATAGATCAACATTCTATCAAACTAGCTGTAGTGACTAAAGCTAGTGGTGCTAACGAGTGGTTTGTTAGGCTATTAATAGCTGCGTTAGTGTCTGCTGCTGCATTTATGTTAAGAGGATAGGTATGTCGCTTATATCATTGGATTTACCAGCAGGCGTATACCGTAATGGTACTGACTTGCAATCAGCAGGCAGGTGGCGTGATTCAAACCTAGTACGATGGTTCGATAATACGTTACGGCCTATAGGTGGCTGGCGTACACGTAGTGATACAGCAAGTGCTGGTCAGATCCGTGGCATGCACTCTTGGATCGATAATAGCTCTAACCGTTGGATTACGGCTGGTAGTTACAATAAGCTATACGTGTATAACGGTGCTGGTATTCAGTACGACATTACACCTACTGGCTTAACTGCTGGCAATGAAGATGCACTGTCGCCTGTAGGATACGGTAACGCATTCTATGGTCAAGAAGAATACGGTATAGCCCGACAAGAAGTCACAACAATCACACCTGCTACTACATGGTCAATGGATTCATGGGGGCAGTACATGGTCGGATGCTCTACCTCAGACGGTAAGATTTACGAGTGGCAACTTAACACAGGTACGATTGCTGCTCCTGTAGCTAATGCTCCTGTAGGCTGTCGATCTATCCTAGTAACGGAAGAGCGCTTCTTAATGGCTCTTGGTGCTGCGAGTAATCCACGCCTAGTGCAATGGTCAGACCGTGAAGATAATACAACGTGGACTGCTGCTGCGACTAACGAAGCTGGCAGTTTAGAGTTACAAACTACAGGTCGCATTCAATGTGGCGTTAGGGTACAGAACCAAGCACTAATCCTTACAGACATTGATGCTCATGTAGCAACCTACTCAGGCCCACCATATGTTTATGGCATTGAGCGTGTAGGCACATCATGCGGCATTGTATCCGCTCAGGCAGTCGCTGTAGTAGATATTGGCGCTATCTGGATGGGTAGTAGATCATTCTATGCCTACTCAGGTGGTGCGGTAACAGAAGTTAACTGTGACGTAGCAGACTATGTATTCTCAGATATTAACCTTAGCCAAATCAGTAAGACTTGCGCTGTACCTAACGCTAACTTTGGTGAGGTTTGGTGGTTCTACCCTTCTGGAAGCTCTAACGAGAATGACCGCTACGTTGTGTATAACTACAACGACAATACATGGGCTATAGGCGTAATGCCTAGAACGTCTGGTGTTGATGCTGGCGTGTACCGTCAGCCCATAATTGCTTCTGCTACTGACAAGAAATTGTACGAGCATGAGATTGGTTTTAACTATGATGGCGGTGAGCCGTTTGCAGAGTCAGGCCCAATATCTATTGGTAACGGTGATAATGTTATGTCTGTCACCCAGATGATACCTGATGAGAAGACCCAAGGTGATGTGGACGCTACGTTTAAAACTCGATTCTATCCCAATGATGTGGAAAGAACATATGGCCCTTATAACATGGCTAACCCTACCAGCTTACGCTTTACTGGGCGACAAGTCAGGATGCGCGTTGAAGGCGTTAATGCTGACGATTGGCGTGTTGGTATTAATAGATTGGAAGTCGTGGCTGGGGGTAGACGTTGAGCCTACTAGATCATCCACCAAGGCTAATTAATGCTAATTGGCAACAATGGTCGCAGCGTGTATCTACATGGCTAGCACAGACACGTAGCGCGTTACGTCACAAGGTTACTGGTGAGTCAGCAGCCGAAGATGGATTACTGCTATGGAATCAGGTCGATAAATACCCAGTGGTATCTGTTGATGGTGTCTTTGTCGGTGTATCGCTTAACTCAGGGTTTACGGTATCTACATTGCCTACAGGCGTAGTTGGTCAACGAGCTTATGTCACAGACGCTAGCTCACCTACATTCGGTGCTACCTTAACGGGTGGTGGTGCTGTAGTAATACCAGTGTTTAGGAACGCTACAGTGTGGGTTGTTGGGTGAATGAGCTAGAACGCTGTAAGGGTTGGATTGAGAGCGCCTTAGAGTACGGTGGCGGTACGCACTTATATGAGGACATAGTAGAGGCTATATTAGCTGGAAAGATGCAGCTATGGCCTGCTAAGGACTCATGCCTAGTAACAGAGATTACAGTATTCCCACGCAAGAAGGTGCTTCATGTATTTCTTGGCGGTGGTGATTTGGATGAGATTATCGGTATGCACGAATCAGTGGTACAATGGGCCATTGAGCAGGGCTGTGAAAGTTTAACGATGACGGGCCGTAAAGGTTGGTTGAAAGCATTAAAAGACGATGGTTGGAAGTCACAGCTTACGTTATATGAGAAGAGGTTTTAGATATGTCTAAGGGCGGTTCAACTACAAGTGATACGCAGATTCCAGCATGGTTGGAAAATTCCGCTATTGAGAACATCAACCGAGCGCGTGATGTATCGCAGATAGGTTATGTGCCTTACTACGGTGCTGACGTAGCTGCTTTCTCACCTATGCAACAGCAATCCATGCAATCTACTGGTAATGCAGCTAGCGCCTTTGGATTAGCCCCTCAAGGCTTTGACGCTATGGCAGGTATGCCACAGTCGCAAACATTTGCTGGCGGTGTACAAGGATACTCTAGCGCACCCATGTTTGAACAAGCTAAAGATAACCTATTTGCCAAGGCTCCAGCACAATACAACGCAATGGCTGATATGTTCATTGACCCATTCACAGGCGCACCATCTAGCCGTAATTACACCCCATCCACAGCGCAAGTATTGCAATCAAATTATGCTAGAGGCGGTGATGTAGGCGGTGTTGTTGCAAGTATTAATAACGCCCCAGACTACACTCCAGCAGCAGACGGTGGTACTGGCTATTGGTCAGGCGGCCCAAAATCAGGTATGCAAACTCAAGATATGAGTGATGAAGAGTTTGAGGCCTATGTATTAGCAGAAGGATTGCCGTCAGACACATATACAACTGGTGACGCATTACGTGGTATTGGTGGAAACCTGCTTGATTCAACAATGATCGGTCAGGTATACGAAGGTCTAACTGGTAATCCAATGGCAGGCGGCTCTCCTAATGCGATTGTAAGCGATATATCAACTCAAGCTAGGGCTGTTGACGGTGGTTTAAACCCCACTGGTGGCTTGCTTGGTAACGCAGTAACAACGCCATTAGAATCAGCCAATATCGTAAGTGGTAATGGATACTACGGTAATGGCGATCAATACGCTGCATCATTGCAGGCAGTTCAGGCAGCGCAATCACAGCGACTTGCCCAAGAACGAGCAAATGCAGACGCAGCAAGATCTGACGCAGCATTACAGGCAGAAGCAGACGCACAAAATTACGCAAACGAACAAGCAGCAGCAGCAGTGCGAATGGCTAATGAGAAAGCGGCACAGGTAGCTTATGCACAACAGCAGGCAGCACTTGCGTCTCAGGCATCAGTATATTATGGCGGTGGAGGCAGGGATAAGCCGTCTGGCGGCAGCACTTATAGTGGTGGCGGTAAAGCTGCTAGAGATGGATATGGCGGAATTTCTGGCGGCAGCGGTAGATAATCCACTAATTACATAGTAAGGAATAAGATCATGGCAGCACCAGCAGGCGGCAACGCACAAGTACCAAGAAATTTTACAGGTAAAGGCCCACAGCCAAATTCACCCGACCCTAGAATTAGCGGTGTTGGTGACGGTATGCGTCATGGACAACCTCTGCCTGACGGCAGTATGCCACCACCAGCAATGTATTCAAACCAACCATCTCTAGGATTGGATAGGTCAATGATTCCTGAAGGTTTTGGTGCTACATCCCCTCAGCCACAACCATTTAACGTAAACACCGCAGCATCTCAGGGCTTACAAGACTCTATGAACGCTACAGGTGCTGAGTTGGGTTACAAACCTATGGCAATTGGCGCACCTAGCCAAGCTAACTTAGAGCAGTACACTAATCCATACGAAAACCAAGTTGTTCAACAGTCGTTGTCTGACCTAGAACGTAGCCGTTTGATGGCACAGAATACAGGTGGCGCACAAGCAGGAGCAGCTAATGCCTTTGGTGGCGCACGACATGGTATTGCAGAATCAGAGACTAACCGAGCATTTGCAGACCAAGCAGCTCGTACAGCTTCAGGACTACGTCAAACTGGCTACCAGAACGCACAAGACATGGCACGACAAGCTAGCATTGCTAATCAGAATGCTGGTCTATCAGGCTCTACGCAGCGTCTAAACGCAGCTAATCAGCTAGGCAATATATCTAATCTAGGCTTCGGCATGGGGCAGACTATCCAAAGTAATATGAATCAGCAGGGCGCACAGCAACAGGCACTACAGCAGCAGTTAATTAACGATGCTAAAGGTCAGTACGCTGGCTACACTGGCGCACCAGCTAATAGCTTACAGGCATTACTTGCAGCAGTTGGTGGAGCTCCAGCACAAGGTAGCGTAACAGCGTCTAATGAGTTGGGCTTAATGGATTATTTGAAAATGGGCGCTAGTGCTAAAGGCTTAGGCATATTTTAAGGGGTATATGATGGGAATTTTAGACGCAATCACAACTAATGTTAGTGAATCTGAAGACCCTTTAGCTGCTCGAGAGAAGTGGTTAGGGCTTAGTCAGATGTTTGGCAGTATGACTATGCGACCGAATGCGGATGCTGGATTCTACGACAGTCAGCAGAAAGGTATTGATCGTCAACGTGACGCTATAGCTCTTAAAGCAAAGAATGAGGCAGCTACCGCTCAAAGTAATTCGACTTTCGCAGCTCTGAGACAGGCAGGCGTATCTGAAGAGGTTTTGGCAATAGCTAGAACTAACCCAGACCTAGCTAAGTCTATTACCACTGACTTCTTGAAAGCCAAGATGGGCGTTGGATTTATGCCTAAGTTTAGTGGCATTCAAACAGATATAAAGACAGGCCAGCAGTACATTGTTAAGTCTGACCCAAACTCAGGCAAGTCTGAAAGAATTGATGTTGAGGGCGCTTTTGCACAAACTCCGCAGGGCCAGATAACTATGGAGAATGATGCAAACATCAAACTTCAGGATATTCAGAAAGCTCAAGAAGTTGGTCAGCAGGCATTTGGTCAAATGGAGGCTATGCAATCAGTAATTAGAGAGCTTGAGAACGCTAAGAAAATGGTTGTAGAAGGTGGAGCAAGCACTGGTATTATGCAGAAGTGGATACCATCATTTGATGCGGCAACTTCTGAATTTAGAGCCATATCCAACCGTCTTGGTATCGCTGTTATTAGTACAGCTACATTCGGTGCGTTAAGTGAAGGTGAGTTAAAGCTAGCAATGGAGACTGGCTTTCCGCAAGACTTACAAGGCCCAGAGCTAATTAAGTGGATAGACTCTAAGATTGCTGCTCAAACCAAGATGAAGAATTCACTTTACAGTAAGGCCCGTAGCTTAACTAATGGAATGAGGTACTCTACATTTATCCAGAACCACGGCTACAAAGACGGCAACAACCCTAACGCTAAGGTATTAACACCAGCACAGCAAGAATTGAAAAACCGAGGGCTGTAATAATGAATTCAGTTAGTGAGTTAACAAACGAGCAAGTTATTGCATGGAACAATGGTGACTTCTCTGGAAGTAACGCTAACGGTCAACCTATGTTTAGTGATGATGAGGTTAGGTTTTTAGCTGATATGGATTCGGCAGGGGTGTATGTTTCAGACTCTGGTGGTGTTGGATTCAATGCAGATAGCGCACCAAAAGATGCTGCTACTGGCGAGGCTGTAGGAAGTATCATTAAAACTACCGCAGAAGGTGGTAAGTTCTACCGCATGGGCGGTGGTAAGGTCGGATATTCTTCACCAGATTACAGCACCACAAATCAAGATGACGTAAAGAGAATTATTCGTGAAAGCGGTGGTGAGGACTTTGTTCAACCTACCGATCAAGCAGTATCACAACGCAATCAAGAAATTATTGGGCAGTCACCTGTAGCAGCTAGGTTCCTAAAGGGTGCTGAAGGTACATTTGGACTAGGTTCGTATATTGACGAAGCCGCACAAGCTATTAGCCCAGAATTAGGTAATAAGGTACGTTCCGTATCTGGAGCTATGGACGCTGAGAATCCTGCTGAGAGTATTGCACTACAAACTATTGGCGCTGTCGTTACATCGCTGCCTGTAGGTATTGCAGCCTCGCTAAGTAAGTGGGGGCCAACAGCGGCTGTAGCAGGTATTACTAGGGGACAGAAGATAATCCGTGGACTATTCACGGGTATTGCTGCTGGTGGTACTGAGGGCGCTATATACGGTTTTGGCGAAGGTCAGGGTAGTTATGCAAACAGGGCTAAGTCAGCTAGAACTGGTGCAATGTGGGGCGCTGCTCCAGCAGGAATCCTTGGCGCTTCTATGCCAGTATTCGGTGATGTGATTAAGCGTGTGCTAGAAACTGACACTAAGCTAGTCGCAAAGACATTTGGCATATCTATTGAGGCTGCTAGGATTGTTAAGCGAGCATTTTCAAGCGGTG